AATCGCTCCGGCCTGCGGCTTCTGACACGAGATGTCGAAGAATCCCAGCATGAGGCAATCTTGTTGTTTTGAAAAACTGCGAAAAACGGAGTATGAGTGAGAAAACGGAAGTATATATAAGGAGAGGATGTGCTGCAGGCGGCCAAGGCGGCGCTTGCAAAAGGCGCGGAGGAAGTTGTCGCGGAGGCGAAAAGCCGCTGCCCGGTCTACAAAGGGAAGGACAGGCGCGTGACGCCCGGCGCGCTGCGCGATTCCATCCATGCCGAGAAGAAGAAAAGCGGCACGTTCTACCGTATCTCCGCGGGGGCGCAGGCGCAGGACGGCACGGCCTACGGCAAGCTCGTGGAGTTCAGTCCCAAGATCAACAAGCCGTTCCTCTATCCGGCACTCGAAGCCAGGCGGGACGGCGTCCGGCGCAGCATCGTGGAAGCGGTGAAAGCCGCCTTGAGGAGGAATCATTCATGAACGTACAGGAACGCGTCTACCAGGCGCTCAGGAAGGATGCCGCACTTGCCGGGCTGCTCGCCCGCGACCGCCGCGGCCCGTGCATCTATCACGGGAAGAGCCCGGACGCCGGGAGCTATCCCGTCCTCGTCTACTCGGTCGTCTCGGATGTGCCCGCGCTCTCAGCGGACGGCGAGGAAATCGAGCGGCGCGTGACCGTGCGCGTCCATATTCTCACGAAGGACGGCGCGGCGGATGCCATCGAGGACTGCGTGATGAAGCGGATGAAGGACATCGGTTTCCGTCGCGCCCAGTCGGTGGAATTCGCGGAGAAGAATATGTTTGTGAAGGCGATAGATTTTCGTATCGGAACAGGAGTGGAAGCATAATGGCAGAAACAGGAACGACGCCCGCCGTGAATACGGCGCCGCGCTCCAATCTCGTGAGCGGACAGTTCATCAACATCCAGAAATTTCATGTGGCGAAGCTGCTCGAGGATCCCGTCGGCGGCACGGCGGTCTATGACAAGCCCGTCAGTCTCGGCAAGGTGCTCCGCAAGATCGACATCAAGCCCAAGACGAGCCAGGCGGAGCTTTTCGCCGACGGGCAGAGCATCGATACGGCGACGAGCACGGCCTCGTTCGACCTGACCTTCGATACGACGGCGCTGCCCTTGGAATACGCGGCCTATCTTTTCGGCCATAAGATGGAAAACGGCGTGATGAAGGCCGAGAAGGACGATGTGCCGCCGTACTTCGCCGTCATGTTCCAGTCGGACAAGCGCAGCGGCAGGAAGCGCTACACGAAATTCTACAAGGTGCAGTTCACGGAGCCGTCGGAGACGGGCAACACAAAAGAGGAAAGCGTCAAGTACGACACGCCGACCATGACGGCCAAGGCCATCTACCGCCTTTCGGACGGCTGCTCATATGCCAAGGCGGATGAGGAAGCGGAGGGCTTCACGGCGGACATCGCCGCGAAGTGGTTCGAGGAGGTATGAGATGGAAAAGCCGAAGATTACCCTCTATGGGAAAACCTATACGCCGAGCGCGCCTAAGATGAAGGTCTGGCGCAGGTTCCTCGCGTTCTACGACGAGGACAAGACGCAGCTCACCGTCGAGGAGTTCCTCGACGAGCAGGTGGAGCTCATCCTCCTCGCCTTTGACCGCGAGGAAGTCACGCGGGAGGCCGTTGATGAGAACCTCGGCGTGGCGGATATCGTGCCGCTCGTGCGCGGGCTCTTCCTCTGGATCCAGTCGCAGGCGTTCGCGCATCTTGAAAAAATCCCAAACGCCAGGGGGGAGGAGGGCTGAACCTTTCTCCCTACGAGAATCTCCTGCGCTACTACGAGCGCCTGCAGAGCGCCTACGGCTGGACGATGCAGGAGGTCGACGCTCATGAGATCGCGTTCCTGCTCGGCCAGCTGGCCGTGCTGCGGCGCGTGGAAACGGCGGGGCGGGAGAAATTCATCGACGATGTGATGTGACATGGCAAAAGGACAGAAAATCGACGAGCTCTATATAAGCCTGGGACTTGACATCGCCCGGCTGCAGCTCGACTTTGACACGGCGGGAAAAACGGTGTCGGAAACCGTCTCGCGCCTCAACTCGCAGAACTATCAGCTGAAGCTCAAAACCGACATCGACCTCGCGAAGCTAGAGGGTGCGGGCAGAGAGCTCGACCGGCTGAAGGTGAAGTACGAAGCCATCAGCCGTCAGCTCGACATCCAGCGCCAGAAAGAGGAAATCCTCGCCAGCGTCCTCAAAGCGGCGCAAAAGACAGATCCGGACAGCTCGCACACGCGCTACGCGGCGTCGAACCTCCTGCGGCAGCAGAAGGAAGTCGCGCAGCTGGAGGCGGAGCTGCGGAAGCTCACGGCGCAGATGAAAACAGCTGGCATGACGGGCCGCTCGATGGGCGAGAAAATCACGGTTGGACTTGATGCCGCCAAGAGCGGCGTCTCGCGCCTTTCCAGCGGCTTCTCCCTGCTCTCGGCCAAGACGGCGGCGTTCCTCGCCGTCTGCACGACGGGCGCGGGGCTTTTTAACATCACGCATGACGCGATGCAGGCCGGGGAGAACATCTACCGCCTGACGCAGCGGCTCCACACGACGAGCGCGGAGGCCGCGCAGCTCAGCCGCGTCTTTTCTCTCGCGGGCACGAGCATCGACGGCGTCATTCCGCTCTTCGCGCGCCTCGACAAGCAGGTGGCGGCCGCCGGGGAAGACGGAAACAACATGACCGAGGCGCTCACGCGCTTCGGCATCACGCTGACGAACGAAACCGGACAGCTCCTGCCGCTCAACGAGCAGCTCGCGCAGCTGGCGCGGGGCTACAAGAACGCCGCGGCGGCCGGAGAGGAAGAAGCCTTCACCGCCGAGGTGCTCGGCGCGCGCGGAGCCGCGCTCATCCCCGTGCTCGAGCAGTACGACGATCTCATGGAGATTTCCTCGCATGTCAAGACCACGGGCCTGCTGAATCCGGAGGAGGCGCATGCGACCTATCTCAAGTGGCGCGAGATGGAGATGGAGGCCGGCCAGCTGAAGCTCGCGCTCGGCTCGGCGCTGCTGCCCGTGGCGGAGGATCTCATGCCGTCGGTCATCGGCGGATTCCAAGATGTGATCGAGAGCATCCGCGAGAACAAGGCGTCCATCGAGGAACTCGCGGGCGTCATGGGAACCTTCGCGCAAACCTCTGTGGATGTCATAAAGGGTGTGGCGGACGCCATGCGCGACCTCGGCGTCAACTCGGAGTCCGTCAAGGAAACGCTCTCTGATATCGGGACGCTTTCGCGCCACGGCGGCATGAAAGAAGTCCTGAGCGGCGCGCTTGTCGGCGCAGGCGCGGGTGCTGTGGCGGGTAGTTTCGCTCCGGTCATCGGCACGGGTATCGGCGCGGCAGGCGGCGCCATCATCGGCGCTCTTGGCACCTATGAGCTGGGCACGGGTACGGAGAAATTCCAGGACTGGAAAAAGGCGGATGAGGCGCTCGAGCAGGAAAAGAAAGCCGCGCGCGAGGCGGAGGAAGCCCTGCGAAAGAACAGCCGCGCCCAGGAGGAAAATGCCCGGACGGCCCGGGCGAATGCCGCCGCGGTCAAGGCGGCTGCCAAAGCCAGCGAGGAACTTAAGGAGAGTCTCTTTTCATTAACGCATAGTGAACTTGAAACCTCGCTGCACGAGGCCGAACGGCAGGCGGAAAAGTACCGGAAGTCCGGCGCGGACGCCGCACTCGCCGACGCCTACCTGCAGCAGAAGCGGGCGCGCATCTACGAGGACTTCGAGACGAACGTGCTCGCGAAGGTCGCGGCCGTCCGTCATACGGCGCTCGAGAATCAGCTCGCGGACATCGACCGCGAAGCCACGGCCTATCGCAGGAAGGGACTCGATGAAGCGCAGGCGGCTTCCTGGGCCGAGGAGCGCAAGGCGCGGATCCGTGAAGCGTTCGAGGATGAGGCTGCCGCCAAGATCGACAGCATCTACCATACGGCGCTCGAGAACCGCCTCGCGGAAATCGAGCGCGAGAAGAAAGCCTGGATCGAGAAAGGCCTCGAGGAAGTCCGCGCGACAAAGTGGGCCGAAAAGGAGAAGCTCGATGCCAGGCGCAGCGCGGCGCTCGAGGTGCTCCAGTCACAGAAGGAAGAGTTCCAGGCCTACCTCACAGGCGGTGAGCGCGGCCTGGCCGACTACTACAAGGCGGCGCACGGCTTCACCCTGGACGACCTCGCCATGACGCCGGAGCAGCTCGCGGGCTTTCAGAAAGCGCAGAAGCACATGCTCGAGAATCTCCTGCCGAACTTCCGCGATCCGGAGGAAGTCGCTAGAGAGAAAGAGGCCGCGCGGCAGAGCTTCTCGGCGGAAATCGACGGCAGGACATACAGCTACAATGAAATCCTCGGCGGCCTTTCCGAGCAGTTTGACGAAAAGATGCGTCAGCTCGTACCGCAACTGGGCGACGAGAGCCGTGCGCCGCAGATGCCGGAGCAGCAAGCGCCGCAGGTGCAGATCGCCGTCAACATCGAGAACGCCGTGACGCAGGACAATGAGGGCATGCGGCTTCTCGCCGACCAGGTGGCCGACCGCATCCGTCCGGCTGTGGAAAACGCGCTGGGAGGTGGCGAAAATACATATTCGAATTGGTGATGTCACTACGCTCGACACGGAGAACTGGCAGACCATCCCGGACGACCGCCAGCAGCAGGTCGAGATCATCGGCGGAAGCGTCGTGCAGGACTTCGGCCGCGTGCCGGAGGGCGACAAGATTTCCTGCACCGTGACCGTGCTTGCGGACGGC